CAGGCTTATACTTTCATCAAGGGTCAGTATGTTCCGATTATTTTGAATAATGTTGGAGATGAATCACAGATGAATATGGACGCCAGAAAATATTATGTTCAATCTTATGATTTTACTATGTTGGGTTACCTCATCGACGAAGAGGAATTTGAGATTAAACCCGCAATTCAAAGAATGGTTCAAATAATGGAATTGGATACAAGTACCTTTAAACAGAAAAGAGACAAAACTCCTCCGAATCCGAATGAGTTTGAAATGAATTGGTTATTTGTAACAGGTAATACAGTTCTTTCTGAGTTTATTGAATATACTGCAAATATGACTTTGTTGTCACCGACCAACGTTTCAGGTTGGGACGTTTATATCAATAATGATTTTTATGGTAGTGATGTTCAAACAATTCAAATTACAACTAATGATGAATTAAGGATTGAAATTACAAAACAAGATAATATTAAAGAAGCAAGTTTGTTATTTCTTAATAAGTTAATTTAATCCTCACCGTAGATATCCTTCTTTTCTTTACATTTTTCCAAGATAAGATTTTCTAAAAATTTATATATTTTTATACCTCTCTTATCACAATATTTTTTCAGTATATCATGTACTGCAGGGTCAATTTTTATGTTTTTGATTTCTTTCTTGGTTTTCATGGTAGAAAAAAGGCAGAATTAATTCTCACCGTTTACAAATACATATGTAAAAGTCAAGTTTTTTCATTCAGATAAGAATATTTATGAATAAAATAAATCTGCAAAGAATTAATTAATAATGGCAACAGCACAAGCAAATCAAAAAGTTTACGTTTCACCCGGTGTATATACATCCGAGACGGATTTATCATTCGTGGCACAGAGTGTGGGTGTAACTACTCTAGGTTTAGTTGGAGAAACCCTAAAAGGTCCAGCTTTTGAACCTATTTTCATCACTAATTACGATGAGTTTCAGGCGTATTTTGGAGGTACTGAACCTACAAAGTTTGTTAACACTCAAATCCCTAAATATGAAGCTGCGTATATCGCAAAATCTTATTTACAACAATCCAATCAATTGTTTGTAACTAGAATTTTGGGATTATCGGGATATGATGCAGGTCCTTCTTGGAGTATCAAGGTTACATCTAATGTAGACCCACTTACAATTGGTTTAAATCCATCGGCAGGAGCTAGCTTTACTGCGGACTTCAGTGGTTCGTCTTCAGGTAATACAACTTCATTTATTGACCCGACAGATTTACCTTTACCTGTTCAATCAGCATTGAACACACAATATAGATTGTCCGACGGAAGTACATCAACACTTCAATCACAGATTAATGCTTATATTCAAAGTGTATATGATACACCATCTTCTTCTGCAGTTACCGTTAATATTTTCGGTGCAATACCAAACGCAGACGCTTTAGCGGTAGAGTTAACTTACAGTGCGGTTACTAATCCATATAGTGTAGATAACACAAACTTGGCTTACAATGATTTATCAGCAGGAGACAACGATTCTTGGTATTACGCAAACTTCACAAATTATAATGATAACAGTTATTCAGGTTATTCATTTTTCTTTGTAGTATCAAACTTTTCAACAGGGGCCTCTGAATCCTTTTCAGGGACTATTTCAGGTGCTTCATATACTTTCTCAGGTACTGCTTACCCTGAGTTTAACAACATGGTTGTAGCAACTCTTCGTTCAAGAGGTATCTCTTTATTTACGAACAGTTCAACAAGTGTAAATCACGGACCAGTTTATGAAGTAAGTGCAACAACAGGGGTTACACTCGTTTGTACTGAACAATATTCTGGTGTTACAAATAACCCTTATGGTACTTTCTTACTTTCAGGTGTTACCAAAGATTCAGATACCTTCTCATTTGAAGTAAATCTTTTGGCATCCTCATCTAAATTCATAACCAAAGTATTAGGTGTTGATAATTTTGGTAAATCAAGAAATGAAGTACCTTTGTTTGTTGAGGAAATCTACGCAACTTCACTGAATGAGGCATATAATCAAGGTCTTATCCGTGGTGTTAGTTGTGAATTAATCGCTTTACCAGGAGCTCGTTCTCAAGATTCGAGTTCAATTGCATATAATGTACAAAGATATCAAGCACCTGAAACACCGTTCTTAGTTTCTGAATTAAGAGGTAATAAGGTTTATAATCTTTTCAAATTTATTTCAATATCAGACGGAGATTCTGCAAACGTTGAAGTTAAAGTTTCAATTGCAAACTTGTCTTTCAATAATATGACATTTGATGTTTTAGTTAGAAATTTCTTTGATACAGATGCTAATCCTGTAGTAATTGAAAAGTTCACTAACTGTAATATGGACCCGGCTTCTAACAATTTCGTTGCAAAGAAGATAGGTTCTTCAAACGGTGAATATGCATTAATTTCAAAATATATCATGGTTGAGATGGCGGACGGAGCACCGATAGATGCTCTTCCTTGTGGATTCTACGGATACACTCAAAGAGAGTATGCAAATGTTCTTAATCCTTCTCCGATGATAAAATATAAAACTAAGTATTATTATCCTGGTGAAACTATTGCAAACCCTCCTTTCGGTGCTGCCGCAGGCGGTTCGAATACGGTTGAATCAAGCGGAGATATAATTAGAAGAAGTTATTTAGGTTTTTCATCTCAATTTGGAATTGATGAATCTTTCTTAAGTTACAAAGGAAGACAAACCCCTTCAAGTTGGGTGTTAAGTGCAACAGAGGTTGAAGGACAAAAGTGGAATTACTTAAGTAAAGGATTCCATATGGACTCAGGTGCGACTGTTGTAACAATATCAAATTCATCTTTAACTTCAGGTCAAACAGCTTTCGAATGTGGTTCTGCAGAATTCAGAGCAGACCCTGAAACTCAAGAAAATCCATATTATTTCATTTACTCAAGAAAATATACAGTATGTTTTGCAGGTGGATTTGATGGTTGGGATATATATAGAGAGTTCAGAACTAACCAAGATAGATTCCAATTAGGTGCGTCTGGTTATTTAGCGGGTGCTTCACCTTCTTCAAGATATCCTACCGCAACAGGTGAGGGTCTATTCAAGAGAATTACAGTACAAAATAATACTACTGATTTTGCTAATACTGACTATTATGCTTACTTACTTGGTATTTTGACTTATCAAAATCCTGAGGCAACAAACATAAATGTTTTTGCAACCGGTAGTATCGATTATGTAAACAATTCCAATCTTTGTGAAGAAGCTATCGATATGATTCAATATCAAAGAGCGGATTCGGTTTATATTGTTACAACTCCTGACTATCAGATGTACACTCCTGATTCATCTAATCAATTCGATGTGATTTATTCTCAAGAAGCTGTAGATAATTTGGATAACACAGGAATTGATTCTAACTACACCGCAACTTACTATCCTTGGATTTTAACAAGAGATACTGTTAATAACACACAAATCTACTTACCACCAACAGGTGAGGTTTGTAGAAACTTGGCTTTGACAGATAACATTGCTTTCCCATGGTTCGCTTCGGCGGGTTACACAAGAGGTCTTGTTAATTCAATCAAAGCTAGGCAGAAACTAACTCAAGAAGATAGAGACACACTTTATCAAGGTAGAATCAACCCAATCGCAACTTTCTCAGATGTTGGAACTGTAATTTGGGGTAACAAAACTCTTCAGATTGCTGACACAGCACTTAACAGATTGAATGTTAGAAGATTGTTGTTACAAGCTCGTAAGTTGATTTCTGCGGTTGCTGTTAGATTGTTGTTTGAACAGAACGACCAAATCGTAAGACAACAGTTCTTAGATTCTGTTAACCCAATTTTAGATGGTATCAGAAGAGACAGAGGTCTATACGATTTCAGAGTAACAGTTTCCTCTTCTCCTGAGGATTTAGATAGAAACACACTTACAGGTAAAATTTACCTTAAACCAACGAAAGCACTTGAATTTATTGATATTGAATTCTTTATCACACCTACAGGTGCATCGTTCGAAAATATCTAATAATAAGAAGGGGGGTTCTCCCCCCTTTTTTTAGCCAATAAATTATGAGAAATATAACTGAAGGTTTTGTCGATGAAAGTACTCCCGATATGAAGTATTATGCTTTTGATTGGGACGACAATATAGTTCATATGCCCACAAAGATTATGTTAAAAAACGATGAGGGAGAAGAAGTAGGTATGTCAACTGATGATTTTGCTCATTTCAGAGAGAAGGTAGGTAAAGAACCATTCGAATACAAAGGAGAAACTATTGTTAATTTTGCAAATGACCCATTCAGAAATTTCAGAGGACCTGGAGATACTCAATTCCTTAGAGATGCAATGAAAGCAAAACAAGGACCGGCTTTCCAAGATTTTAAAGAAGCGGTGGAAAACGGTTCCATTTTTTCCATAATCACCGCTAGAGGTCACAATCCAAAGGTTCTGAGAGAAGCGGTTTACAATTATATTGTTGACGGTTTTGGGGGTATAGATAAAGAACAATTAATTAAGAATTTAAGAAAATATAGAAATTTTACTGATGAAGAAATGATGTCTGATGAAGAACTTATTCAGTCATACTTAGATATGAACAGATATTATCCAGTATCCTTTGCAAGTGAATCAGGGGCACAAAGTCCCGAGGAGTTAAAGGTTATGGCTATGGATGAATTTGTAACTTATGTAAAAGACCTATCGCACCAACTGAATAAGAAAGCCTTTTTAAAAAATGACGTAAGAAATGCATTCATACCAAAAAAACCAACAATTGGTTTTTCAGATGATGACTTAAAGAATTTAGAAAAAATGTATAAACATTATAAAGATAAACCAGATAATATAGTTAAATCTTATTTTACTGGTAAAGGCAAAAAGGAATTAAGAAAATAAATAAATGTTTCAAAAACAAAGTAAATAGAAATATTTTTCAACATCCTATATTTATAGGAATATAAACAAAGAAACAAAAAAATTTTAATATATGGCGGATTTACTAATGAAAATGCCGATACCGTACGAACCGAAGCGTCAGAATCGATTTATTTTGAGATTCCCTTCTAGTTTAGGTATCAATGAGTGGTTTGTTGAAACTGCAGCAAGACCATCAATCAAAATAGGTGCAACAGAAATACAGTTCCTCAACACGTCAACATTCGTTGCTGGAAGATTTAACTGGGACCCAATCTCTGTTAAATTTAGAGACCCAATCGGACCATCTGCTGCTCAGGCACTTATGGAGTGGGTTCGTCTTCACGCTGAATCCGTAACAGGTCGTATGGGATATGCTGCGGGTTATAAAAAAGACATCGACCTCGAGATGTTGGACCCAACAGGTGTGGTTGTAGAAAAATGGATTCTCTACGGAACATTCTTAACAGACGTTAACTTTGGTTCTTTGAGTTATGCTGCAGACGCTTTAGCGGATATTACAGCTTCTCTTAGAATGGACCGTTGTGTATTAGTTTACTAATACCCTTTATAAAAAATCAATACTTTTTATATTTAACCGTAAAGACATAAACTTTACGGTTATTTTTTTATATGGAAAATCAAGCTAGAGAATACGGACAACAAAATTTAACAATTCCACATGATGTTGTACCTCTACCATCACAAGGTGTATTCTACAAAAACAAGAAAAAAACATTAAAAGTTGGATACCTAACTGCATCGGACGAAAATATTCTAATGGCAGGAGGAACTGATATTACAACAAATTTATTAAGAAACAAGATATTTGAACCGGACATTAGAATCGAGGACTTAATGGAAGGAGACGTTGAAGCCATTTTAGTGTTCTTAAGAAACACATCATTTGGCCCCGAAATTAATGTTAATGCAATTGACCCAAAGACAGGGAAATCCTTTTCAACAACTGTTATGTTGGATGAATTGAACATACGAAAAGGGGATGAACCAAATGATGACGGAACATTTACAACGACACTACCAAGAAGTGGAAAATTTGTAAAAGTTAAACCTCTAACATATGGGGATATTATTGATTTAAGAAAAATGGAAGAAACATATCCGAAGGGTAGAGTTGTTCCATCGGTTACTTGGAGATTACAAAAGGAGATAATTGAAGTAGACGGAGAGACAAACAAAGGAGAAATTGCGAAGTTTATTGAGGCCATGCCAATCTTGGACTCTAAACACATCAGAAGATTCTTAGATGAAAATGAACCTAGATTGGACATGAGAAGAGAAGTAACTACCCCATCAGGAGAAAAACTAACTGTCAACGTTGGTTTTGGGGGTGAGTTTTTTCGCCCTTTCTTCGGACTATAGAAAAGGACAACTTGATGAGTTTTTCTATTTGAATACACTACTCAAGATAACATGGCAAGATTTTAACGAAATGCCCTTGTTTGTTAGAAAATATCTATTAGACAAGTGGTTAGAAACTAATAAGAAGGACTGAAAAAACAGTCCTTCTTCTATTTATATTTAAATCATTTTGAATGCAAGACGCAGGACAACAATCAAGTGAAGATTTTCTCAAGGAAACCCTCGGCAAGGCAAACCCTTTCAGTGGAACAGAGCTAAGGAATGCGATTGCCAACATGACTGAGTATGGTAGACAACTCAATAATGTTTTTGGGCAATCCAAACAGAGGATATCTGAGTTGATGCAAACTGTCGCAGATGCTGAACCAAGAATCATAAGATTGGGAGGTAATATCTCAGCAACCTTCGAAACAATGAGAGCGGTTGCGGAAACCCTTCAAAGAAATGTGACGGTTACAGAAGACGTACTTTCACAACTATATGCGACATCAAAAGTTTTAGGTGAAGATGCGAATACTCTAGTTAAAAGTTTTGCAGATGCAGGATATCAAGCGGCAAGAATAGGGCCGGAAGCCAGCGAAGCTGTGATTCAAGTACAAAACCTTGGTTTGAATACCAAACAAATTATGGGTACGGTTCTGAATAATATGTCAGAACTAAACAAGTTTAATTTCAGTAATGGTATTCAAGGACTAACTAAAATGGCGGCTCAGGCTGCGATGGTTAGGTTTAACATGGCGGACGCTCTTGAGTTTGCAAACAAAGTACAAGACCCTGAAGGTGCGATACAAATGGCTGCAGGTTTACAAAGATTGGGTGTGGCAGCAGGTGCTTTGGCGGACCCATTTGCACTTATGAACGCATCAATTAACGACCCTGGAGCATTACAAGAATCCTTAATCAACATGACTAAACAATTTAGTTATTTTGATGAAAAAACTAAGTCATTTAAAATAAGTCCACAAGGTATTCTTACAATGAAAGAATTGCATAAGGAAACTGGAATAAGTTACGATAATTTAGCCAAAACGTCTTTAGCTGCCGCAGAACTTGATAAAAGATTATCACAAATTTCACCACAAATAAAATTCGGTAGTGAAGAGGACAAACAATATTTGGCCAACTTGGGGGCAATGAATGAAAAGGGTGAGTATACGATTAAGTTAGATAGTGGTATTGAAAAGAAACTTACAGATTTAACACAAACAGAATTTGATGATTTAATTAAACAACAAAAAGAAGCACCAAAAACTGTTGAGGATATTGCAAGAGCACAACTCAAATCATCCGACGCTGCAAGGGCTTCCTTAGAATCAATATCTAAAGCATATTATAATGGAATTGCTTCAGTTAGAATAGTAAGAGAAAATTTAGCTGAGTTAGGTAAAGCGGCGACAATCACTTCAGGGGCCGTTAGCGGTGGTTTGGCTAGAACCGATTTGTTTAGAACAGGACTTGAAGATATTACAACCAAACTTGGTACAACTGCAGATGCTATAATAAATAAAGGAGCTAACCCTGTTGAGGCAATCAAACAACTTGGGTTAGAATTGAAAGAATCTATGAAAGGTGCTGGAGGTACTTTATATGGGATTGCAGCAAGAGCTCTTGATAAAATAGCCAAAGACAAAGAACAATTAAAGGATGCTTCATTTGTTGGTAAGAACTTCGGTTCCCTTACAGAAAAATTACAGGAATTTGTTAGAGCAAACACACCTGTTACTGCAACAGCATCACGAATTTCGGCAACACAACCACAGACACCTACAACATATCAAGTTTCTCCACAATCAATTTTATTTAGTGAACAACAAAGACAACTTCAATCAGTGACAATTCCTCAGAACAGTGTAAATATAACAGAGGAAAAGAAGACGATTGATTATACCGGTACAGTAAGATTTGTCGTAGACGCACCTCCAGGTGTATCAAAACAACAACTCGAAACTTATTTGAATACCGAAGAATTCAAAGAAACGATATATAAGTATGTTCAACAAAAGGACCTTGAGTTGGGAAAAAAACGATGATGATTAATTCTTTCAAAAAATTTCACTTAACCTATTTATATAGAAAATAGTTGATGAGTACAACCCTCGATTTTGCGAGTTCAGAAGCGTTTAGAAAAAAAATCATAACTAGAAATTTAGCACCTTATCCTAAATCTCCGAGAAGAACTACGCCTCCAATCAATTTCGAGTATATTCAGTCAGATTTAGCAGTAACAGATTCGCCCGATGGTTTAATAGATGACCCATCTTTAGCTAACAAACTTTATCCATTAAATCAGTATGGTGCCGATGGTGGATATAAACAAGTTCCTGACCCATCTGCTTTACTAAACTCAAAGTCCAACGAAGGGGAGTATGGGTATCAAGATGCTAATTTAGTTGACGAAAGTTTAATTGCAGCACAAAAAGGATTTCCTGGAATCGCACCCGCGTGGCAACCACTCAATGCATATGCCGGTCAGAATTTTTTAGATAGTAGTGAGGTAATAAGTACATTAGAAACAGTTCGAGTTGACCAAGACAGATTACCAAATGGAAACCCATACCAACCACTTCAGTTCGTACCTTCATCATACGGACCCGTTTCAATTTTATTGAATCCAGACCCACAAGGAAGTAACGGACTACTAAGTTCCGACTCTTTCATACAAAGATTTGGTGCTTCGAACCTTAAAAAGTTGTTTTTAGATAGAATAGCAACTCAAATTAGAAGGGAAACTGTAGGAAGGGCTAACGTATTCAATGTAAGAAGTGGTACTGATATATTAAATTTAGTTACTGGTAGAGTTCCATTAATTGAACCTAATTATCAAATTACAATACCCGCAAATCCAATTGTAGCCGCAACTGATTTTGCCTTAAGATTAGCCGGAAGTTATATACCTGTTTCCCCAATACCTGGTTCATATTGGGATACATCTGTAAATCAGGGACAACCAACAACCATACAACAACTTCAGAACGCATTTAAAAGAAGTGACACTGGTAAGTTTTTCACAAGATTATTAGGTGCAAACAAAACGGGTTCTCAAATCATGTATAACAACATGGGAGGGGGACAAAAGTCGAGATTGTTTGGTAACATTGATTACAACAAATATAAGCCGAGTTTCGATAGAACCTTGTTTGATAGAGTAGGTGGGGTTATTGCTGGTTCAACAACAAACAACAGTAATTTTTACGTTGGTTCTAACACATCAGACCCATCGAAAGTATTCTCACCTGAAGGACAAATCCCTGTCAACGAGTTTGGTGTAGAACAACAATCACCTGTATATGGACCTTCCGAACTTGCTCAATTATACGAAGGGCCAAGTCAAGAGGTTAGATTAGGTGCAAACGGTCCAACTTACAGTAATGGTGGAGGCATTGAAGGAGGTTTCACATGGGTATCACCAAAGTATAGAGGTAACGCGGGAAAGAAAGTAGGAATTGGAGGGGATGTTACTAACATTGACGAGGATTTTAAACCATCTTCATACAACTCAACAGAATCTACAAATAGAGAGTTTAGAGAGGGTTCTATTTTAGATGACACACAAAGAATAATTGAAAGCCAACCACAAGGAGGTAAGAGATTACAACATGTCGGAAATGCTATTGACCAAGTCAGTAAAGTTTTCCATGATGGATATAAAGAAATGACCAAGGGTTCGAGAGTTTTATCTTATGTAGGAAGTTTTGGTAACGAAGTTGGAACTGAGTATTGTAGGGTATTTGCTAAAGACGTACCATATCTACAATATAATGATTTACAGAAAACAGATGGAATGACAACAGAAGGAAGAAAGTTTTCTTATTCTGTATTGGATAAAACATATAATCTTAATATTGCTCCAAACAAAAGAGAAGGTGGCCAAGATTCTTCAAATTTAATAGGAACTGGAAATGCAGGGTACGCTAAAAAGTATATGTTCTCATTAGAAAATTTAGCATGGAGAACATCAAGTACTCCAGGATATACTGTGAACGATTTGCCAATGTGTGAGAGAGGACCGAATGGAGGAAGAGTAATGTGGTTCCCACCATATGGATTAACTTTCAATGAAAATATATCCGCAAACTGGAAAGGTAATGATTTCATTGGAAGACCAGAGCCAATTTATACTTACAGTAACACCAACAGAACCGGAAGTATTTCTTGGAAAATTGTTGTGGACCACCCTTCAGTTTTGAATATGATTGTAAACAAAGTACTATCAAAGGAATCTAACGCGGTAAAAGTTAATAGTATTTTGGATTCATTTTTTGCAGGATGTAGAAAGTATGATTTATATGAGCTGGCTAAAAGATATTATACTATCAACCCCCAAGATTTATACCAACTTCAACAAATCATCACTTCGAAAGAGATGTCAAAAGAACAGTTGGGTGCTGCTGTAAAATCACAACAAAGTGGTGTAGAAGGAACAAGAGAGGAAACTAAACAATCAACACCTCAGGCAAACACAACAATCGATTGGACAAAAGTTCAAAACATGAACTTGTTCTTTGATAATGATTTTCCTCAAGCGTCAGGAACTTTAGATTATACAACTTTGTTTGGAAACTACTATGGACAAAAATCCGTTTATGCACAAAAAGATACATCTACAAGTCCATTCTTTGATAAAGCGGTAAATGCAAGTTACCAAGCGTTAAATCAATTCAAAATAGAATTAGCCCAAACACTGGAACAAAATCCAAATGGTACAGTTTCACTGATAATTGACTCTAGTTGCTCGGCACCTCAAACAGAGGAATATAACAAAAAATTGTCTGAGAGAAGAATTACATCAATGATTGAATACTTTACAAAAGATTCTGCTCTTACAAAATACGTTACAAGTTCTCCTCAGAGATTAGTTGTGAAAGCGGGAACACCATTTGGGGAAGTAACAAGTTCAACTCCGCAAGCGGCGGCGAAGGAAAGCGGACCTTTTACACTTAACGATTTTAGTCCTTGGGGACAAAGTTTTAATTGTAGTGATAAGAACTTGACTGGTGCTTTACAAGTTAAGGGTGGTGATGTGATGGGCCCTAAAGAAGTTTTCACAATAGGTGCTATGGCTTGTAGAAGAGCTTTCATATCTAAGGTTGAACAAACTCTCACTCAGGCTCCTCCTGTACCTAAAGGAGATGTTGCTCAAGAACAACCTAAGGGTGTATTAACAGGAACAGTTTCACCAAAACCTCTTGGTCAAACACAATTGGAAACAACGTGGGTTGAAAAAGATAATATAACCAAGAGAGTTCTTAGGGGACTTCTTTCCGAGTGTGATTACTTTGAGACAATCAAAGAAAATACTCCCATGGTTTATGATAATCTTAAAGATAAACTTAAATTCTTCCAACCGGCATTCCACTCAATGACACCTGAAGGATTGAACTCTAGGTTGACGTTCTTACAACAATGTATGAGACCTGGAGATACAATACCAACGGTAAAACAATCAACACCACAATCTAAACCTGAATTGGAATACAACAACGCGATTAATACCGCTTTTGGTTCACCACCGGTTTTAGTTTTGAGAGTTGGAGATTTCTATCATACCAAGATTATACCAACAAGTTTATCATTTACTTATGAAGATTTGGATATTAATCCTGAAGGAATCGGAGTACAACCAATGATTGCAAATGTTACCCTATCGTTCAATTTTGTTGGTGGTAGTGGTCTTAAACAAGCGGTTGATAAGTTACAAAACGCCTTGACATTCAACTACTATGCCAATACTGAAGTATATGATGACAGAGCAGATGCAACAGATGAAAGTTTCAAAGTACTTGACAAGAACTTCTTAAATTCAATCGGAGCACAGCCACCGAGGCCAACAGTTAACCAAGCAGGAGCGACTAATGGTTTGAGTAATAATAACACTATTGGAAACATCCTTACAAATATAAAAACAGAAACAACTGAAACAGGTACAATTTCATACAAGGAGTTCATGGATAAAGTTGTTGAACAATCACAAACATATTTCCAAAATATTGTTAACAAAAGTACACAAATTGTTGACCTGTATAACAATGGAATTCTACAACTTTGGACCACGGACAGAAATTATATTGACGGAACAATGTTAGCAACACAATCAACAAATCAAAATACACAGTTGGTTGGAAAGCCAGAAAAGTTGGAAACAAAAATCAACAAAATATTCAATGATTATATTTCCGATATCAAAAGTAATAATGATGGGGAAATGGACAGATTCATTAAATTCATGAAATCTCCTAACAAAAACTTTAATCCAAAAGTTATTAGAGAGTTAAAAAACAACATGGAAACCTTTGTTAAAGGAAGAAAGAATACTTTCCAAAATAGTTTGACACAAGTGATACAAGAGATAACAAATCAACAACAGACATTCATTCAGTACTTAAGTAGAACAAACGTTATATTATACCAAGAAACAACCACCACCGGTTCCGACGGACTCCAACAAGCAAATGGGAATGTTAAAGCTTATGAGATTTCAGGAACAACAAACGTATACAAAGGAAGTGGATATTCTAATACATATGATGAATTATATGGTGACTTAGAGATTATATCTAGTGGTCTAACCGAATTCTATTCTAAGGTGACTGAAGAATTTGATTTTCCTGTTGGAAGTAAAAATTATAGTGGGTATTTAGTTTGGGGTCAGAATGGTGTGACGGACTACAATGTAATTAAAGATAGAGTTTTTATACCTTTTAGTACAGATGATTACTTTACAATAGATTCTTTTAGGAGACAGTATGTTATACTTTCAGAAATGATTTTGGATACCAACAAATATCAAACTTTTAAAAACGCAATAATTGCTAATATAAAATCCAACAAGAATATTTTGGACTCAGGTAATACTGACTTGGACGGTGAGTTTGACAGTTATTGGTTAACTATTGCCAAACCAAAATTTGAAGAAGAAAATAGAATTGCAAAAGACATGATTAAAAAAATGTCAGATTCAACACTTAAGAATTTTATTAACTATACACCATTCCCATCAAAAGAAAGAGTTCTGAACTATGAGTTACTGTCAGACACTACAACACAAAAATATAATGGAATTAAGAAAATGGTTCAGTCACTTGGAACAACAAACAACCCAAGCACGGAGAAAAAGAGTTGGAATATTGAATCCGACATAAACGACGCTTATGTTTCAATGATAAAGCTTAACTAATGGGTTATCCTTATTATAACAGATATTCTGAGTTTCTTATTAATGGAGAACAAACTATTGTTCCTTATGTTAGTTTACCTCAAAAGCCAAGTGACCAAACCTATATATATAAAGTTGGTAGGAGTAGGTTAGATAAGGTTTCACAAGAATTTTATGGTGCTCCATATTTTAACTGGTTAATATTACAAGCTAATCCACAATTTGGTGGTTTGGAAAATACAATTTATGACGGTGCTGTCTTGATTATTCCATTTCCGCTTATACCATCATTACAGGATTATAAAGCGGCATTAGAAAATCATTTTTATTATTATGGCAGGTAACCTTACGGCAGACAACAGTGGAAACATATTAGTAGAATTCGATTACAATAACATCATCGTTGTTGACCCAAACAAAACAGTTGATGATTTTGGTGTAATTGCTGAGAGATTAGTTGACCATGAGAATTTGGTTATGTATGTCAACCTTGAGGCTGAGATGTTACCACGTACTAAATTAGCTGTTGGTGGTACTAGTGAAGACCGAATAAGAACTATTTCTGTTGGTAAAATTAATTTTCTAAAACCCTCTGAAGGTAATTACTTGGGGACCGGATACTATGATGAACTGACAGGTAGAGATACTACTTCAGGTAAGGGTAAGAATCAAAAATTAGAAATTCCACAAATTCCAAAAGACGGTTCAAAACCGTACATTCAAAATACCGTGGCTAATCCCGAAAATGTTGAAGATAACGGATTATTAGGAATAACAGCAATCAATATTAGAACAGGAACATCATTTATTCCAAGTGTTACTATAAGTTTGGAAGATGTTCAAGGAAAGGCTCTTTTTGAGTTAGGACAAAATTCACCTTATGCCGCCTTTTTCAACCTACCCTATCCCGTGTTTTATTTAACACTAAAAGGGTATTATGGTCAGGCTATAAGGTACCAATTGAATTTATTGAAATTTAATGCGAGGTTTAACTCTTATAGTGGTAACTATTCAATTGAGTTAGAGTTTGTCGGATATAAGTTTAATATTCTCAATGAACTACCTATGGGACACCTTTTGGCTGCCCCACACATGTATGCAACAAGATTTAACGTAACAAAAAGCCCAACAGAAGGAGACAGTTCACAAGGAAGTAAACTAGCTTCAATTGACCCCAACACTGCAAGGGGGACTACAAGTACGATAAATGTTAATACACAACTTGTTACAGAAAAAGGGTATCAAAAAATTGTAGAGGTTTATAGTGAATATAAGGCCAAAGGATTAATACCAAGAAACTTTCCAGAACTTACGATTTATCAATTAATGAATAAGTTGGAGAACTTCGAAAAACAAATCGCAGAATCTTACCCTAAAGCAAATATTACACCTCTTACTAATATTAGAAATTATAAAAAAAGTTTAGAATCTTATTTGGAGGAGGTTAGGGGTGGTACAAATTCTTGGTTTGGTCAGTATTGTAATCCCAGACCAATCGTCTTAAAAGATGGTAGGTATGTTTATGCTTTTAAAAAAATAAATAATGATACACAAGTCACGGCTTTATCGAAACTAAAAGATATAATTTTATTAAGAAACGCAGAATTATCAGGTAACCCAACGTTAGGTTCTAAGGGAACATTCCCAATTACAAACCCAATTAACGAAAAAATGATTGTTGTTACTTTGGAGGATGAAAAAGTTGATTGGATTGAAACCGCACAACAACAATATGAAACCTTGGAACCAACAGTTGTAGATATTATTAAAGCCAAAGCGCAATTTCCACTCTTCGAATATAAAGATGAAACCAATGAAGAAGGTGTGGTTATAAACAGAAAAGTTTATTATTTTCCTTTTTTCTTGTTTGAGGGTAAACCAAATTTGGCGTTCGAACCTACTATCTATGTGATGCAAGCTGAAGCAAGTAAAAAACTTCAAGAACTCGAAGCTATTATATCTGCTGAATTAGCAAGAAAGATTGAAGATACTGCAACAGGACTTGGATTCACTCCGAATGTCAGAAGCATCATGGCGGTTATAATGGCATCCGCCGAAGGATTCATAAGGTTATTAGATGATTGTCATACAAAGGCTTGGGATGTAAAATATGACCCAATTAGAAAAAATGCGATTCTAAATAACAATAGTTCTGTACCAAGTTCAGATAAGGTTGATGATGTAGAAATTGCGGCAAATGCTCAGAACGACCCGAACAACGGGTTGGCGTTGGCTCAAATTCCCGTATACCCTTGGCCACAATTTTTTGTTGAAACTCCTGAAGATAAGAAAGGTAGATTTCAACTTAAGTATTTGGGTGACCCGAGCGTTGTTAATTTAACTAAAGCCTATCTATATGAAAAATGGCCCGAAGTTGAGTTTGTTGAGGAATACATGAAGGGATTGACCCAAAAATTCCAAGCACCTTTGGCACCACAACCTTTGGATAATTCTGCGGAAACAAACATTATAAATTATGTTCCTTTAGAATTTCCAAATACGGGTATTGCTTATTCAAATAAAGAAGAGATTAAATTTTTCTATGAGATTTGGGAAAGACAATTTGTTTCTGCATACTACAATAACTTTGGTAGAATAGTTACAACTCAAAACTTGTTTGATGAAATAAACAAATATAATTTGGAGGTTGAGGGTAGTAATTTGATTACAAGTTTGGGACTTAGTTCACCGTATCTTGTAACTAAATTGAAAAATTATAACCTTAATTCAGCCAACTACCAATCTGTTTTATATAACATATCGAACTTAGGAACGGGTAAAGCATATCAAGATTTCATCAAAGGATTTTACGTAACACCTTATTTGAAAGAAATGACGGAATTTTCAAATTCAATTTTGAATTTAAATGAAATAGGTAGAAGACCGTCTTTGTCTGTTGTCTCTTCAGGTTTAGAAACACTGGCAAAATCTGCAGTCAACACACCACAAATTATTGACACTTATCCTTTTGTTGATACAAGATGGTGTTCAGATAATTTAAGTTCATCAGATAAAAGCGTTGGTCAGGCAGTATACAATACAAATAAAGTCCTAAAGGTTTTTCCTAGTTCGACAGTCATATCAAACTTTGAAGAACTTACAAATTATTCAATCAATAGACCTGTAACAAACTTTTTCTACCTTAGTGTAAACAACCCATCAATAGAACTTACAACCAACACATTAGTCGATTTCTATAAAACAAGAGAACCTAAAATCCCAACCGAAGGTTATTTACAGTCATATTCGCCAAATCCTAATTATACAGGACAAACAACAACGTCTATATTAAACACACCATACTTTGTAAATGCGATTCAATCGGGGGTACAGGAGGAAAAAAACAGAAACGAATATCCTTATATACAAGCGGCGTATCTGTTTTTAAATTCTTTACCTTTAGCATCACTCAGAGAAAGGTTTAAATCTGAGATTGCAGATACCACCAACGATTTGGATTATATTGCGGCATGTCTAAAAAAGTTTGCAGGTGTGCACAAACTACCATATCCTTGGATTTTGAAATTTGGTGCTATTTGGCACAGATATAAAAAGTTCAAACAAACGGGAGTCGATATTCTTGATTCAGTATGGAAAGATTTCAACTACAATAACAATTTTGACCCAATAGGTAATTCTGTTTCAAAAGAATATGTTTTTAATACCTTGGTACCTAACACTAATGGGGAGTTACAGCAAAATAAAGTTATACTTCAAACCGAAGATACCGCATCTATATCCATTCAACTTGGTTTCTATCCTAAGTTGATTAATGATTTCAACTATTTCTACAATGGTAACGATTTATATTCTTCGTATTCAAATACTGAAATCCAAACATCTATTGCCAATGGAATGAGAGTTTTCACACTCGACGAAGCTAATTTATATGGTGTGACTCAAAATACTAAAAATTTAAATCTTCAAACATTTTCAGTAGTACTACCCGCACAAATCGAAACCAACGAAGTTGTTAATGAGTGTGTCAAAGATAAAATTACGGGAAAAAGGTTTTTTATTATACCTTCATTTGGTTCTCAAATCAATCAAATACAATCTGAAGTTGTTGACTCACAAAATCAAACTAGAGTTAATTTAACAGGAAATGAAGCCATGTATAATGGTTCGGTTAGATTATTATGGGCATCACCAAACTACGGTTATTTCGAAGGGTTTCAAATTAAGAAACCTGGAGTTGAAAACTACATAAATGAAATATATTCAGGATATACAACACAAGCCCCATTTGCATTGTTATCGGGACAGACCTATAGTACTTTCGAAGAAATGTTTTCAGTGTTCGATAAAGAAATTTTGGATGAGTTTGAAATACAATTCTTAGATTTTTCGAGGTCTTCCAAAAACATGAAGATACCAAGTTACTCAGTAACAATTGGGGAGAGTTTAACGGACCCGAATGCAATTTTTACAAACTTCCAAGCGTTTTTCAAAACAACAATGGTTGTTGAAGAACAACTACCTAACGAAACATATGAGGAATATTTCAACAGAACGGCGAGTTTCCAAATACAAAATTTCACCGGTAACATGAAAGCTTTCATGGAATACGATAAGTTATTAAGGTTTGGTAATCCAAGTTTTTTTGACAGAAGAGTTTGGCTTTCTTATCTAAGTGAAGTAGATGAACCAATTGATTTTGGTCCTTATGAAAAAAATTCATTACCGACTGCGAAAGGAAACATTACTTTGGTTCAAAGTAAAAGTAGATATCCACAACAGTGGTTAGCGCTAGAGTTAGAAGTTGGTTTTTCAACTATTCCACAACTTAGGTATAAAAATACTGGCTCATATATTACTGACTTTTTTGTTGATAATAACATTGATTTTACCGTTGATAATATAACTTTATTGTCACCTCTTATAAAAATGTATGCGACTTATAAGTTATTAAATCAAACAACATCTAACTCAACTACGTTTAAAAATGCACTTTCAACATACCTTTCGAACACACAAGCACTAAGTAATCAATTTCTAAATGACGTAATGAGGAGGGTTCAAGCCGGACTTCCAGAACAACAAGAAATTCCTGAAAGAACAATTCAAACGGTTATTGATGGACAACAAAGTAAAGTTGAAAACTATGAAATGTTTAAAGCCTTGAATGATAAATGGATTGCAGGTTCTGACTATAAAACAAAAACTCTGTTTGAGGACATGTTGTTTATGGATAGAGCTTCGAGAAATATTGGAGAAACAATATTCATTGATATTTTCGACTTAAGAAACTTCTTGAGTAAAAGTGCATTGAATATGGATATGAGTGTATACACGCTTATTAGTAGTATTTTAATGAAGAATAACTTCGTAGTTATGCCACTGCCGGCCTATGTAAATTTTTATAATGTTCAAGATGTTTCAGGGCTTTCCACAAACAGAGCTGAAGGAAGTTTAGAGTTTGCCAATAATTTATGGGGAACTTTCTTGAACGTAGATTATAGAAATTCGGGACCAAAGATGGTTGCGTTTTATACGGGTAAACCTTCAAACTATCTAAATCTACCGAAAGGTAATTTCAGATTTAGAGACGATGGATTTGAGATGAGGAGAAGTTCACAAAACCCTTTGTTGGAAAATCCGCAAGGTAAAAAAGATTTCGGTTTATCCAACAGATGTGTAGGTTTCAACGTGGATATCGGAACAAGAAATCAAAATATTTTCTATTCGTTTCAAGTTTCCCAAGAAAACGGAAAAGCAACGTCAGAGTCAATCAATACTCAATTGAATATGATTGACCAATCAGCTGGAAGAAATACGGCAACTCAAAACGTTTCATTATATAATTTGTACAAACAAAGGAGTTACGAATGCACCATCCAATCTCTTGGTAATGCAATGATTCAACCAACGATGTATTTTAACCTAAGACACGTTCCGATGTTTAACGGGCCTTATATGATTACAGAGGTTTCACATAGTATTCAACCGGGTAATTTTGAAACGACATTCAAAGGGATAAGACAAGGTATGTTTGATTTACCATCAATAGATTCATTTATACAAAGTGTAAACAAGAATCTATTAACAAAAGTAGAACAACTTGTTTTGAGTAGACCTGAAAACACAACCGCAACGCCAACCACAAATAATAATAAGGCTGCTGATGTAGTTCAAACAGCTAAAAATACTTTGGCGGCTCAAAATACTTGTGAGAGCAAAGTGTTCGAGGACTATAAAACACTTGGATGGGCACCTAATGAAGGTACCAAAACTGAAATTAATCCACAACAACTCGCAGATATAATAAAAAATAGAGTACCTAATAATGAAATCTTACAATTCATTATTTACACAATAAGTTATGTAAGAACATTTGTCAGAAATAATAGTGGTAATGATGGAACATTCGTTTCCTTTAACAACAACTTTGCAACTATAACCTTGGATAACAATTATGGGGAGGCTAGGAACTTTTTTGATAGAAGTTATTGTTGTATGAATGTTGGTAAAGTTTTGACTACTAAGTCAAACCCACTTCCTGTTGCTACTTTTACTAGAATCGAGGACTTCGTTGATTTTATGAAAAGTAGATTAGAAAATAATATTACTAGAATTAAAACACTATCACTTCCTAAATATTATGTTTGTAACTGGCCTGTTTCTACAGTATCTGAATCGTATTACGACGAAAATATCAACGAGTTCATTGAAGTTAACAATTCATTTGTACAAGCAAAAATATCTGCAGAAAAAGTTGGGTTGAAAGATTTGGATGCAGGAAGTACTTCGGGTTCTAGCGGTTCTTCAGGTGCCGCAGGCTCGAGTGGAACGAGTAGTTCATCAGGTGCTGCTGGCTCAAGTGGAACAAGTAGTACAACAGCGTCGGCGGGCTCAAGTGGAACTACAACAATAACTTGTCAACCACCAACAATCACTTCTTTCACTCCATCATCTGGTGTTGAGGGTACTATTGTAAAAATTATTGGTAAGAATTTTTATAATGTCAAAGAAGTTGTTATTAATAATAGTTCGATAACCGCATTTACAGTTAATTCGTTATACACTCTTTTGACTGTTACAGTTGCAAAACCGATAACAATACCACAAACCGTAGTCAAAACAAATATAAAAGTTGTAACAGATTGGGGGGAATCTACATCAGTTTCTCAATTCGCATACAATCCGGCACAAACAAATTCCGGAGTACCTGCACCACAAGTTAATAACGGACAACCATCCATACCTGTAACAGCCCAATCACCTCAAGGACAAGCCGCACAGACAAATAATCAAATTGGGTCAACTGGAGTTAAAACTATTATTACAACTTCAGTAAGCACCCCTCCTTCAGGGTTGGTAACACTCTCAGCCCAAATTAATAATCAAACGCCAACATGGGTATTCAAAAATTCTTTTTCTTTAGATTATTCGGTCTCGAAAGTACAGTCAACAGGAAGCGGGCGATTTAGGTATACAATTAAG